CTATTTCCCGAGGGCTCGGTCGAGGTTGTGCTGGAGGCGCTTGGCCGTCTCCTCTTGGAGTCGGGTCATTATCTTCTCATTGGTGCGCTCGCTGGTTATCATGGAGGGCACCGAGATGGTGGTGAACTTCTTGATGTCGGTGCGCGTCCTGCTCATTCGCTGGAATGGAATGGCGCTGACGCCGCCGGCCTTGGTGTTGCCCGTCCCCATGAGGATATTGTGCGATCGCTCGGAGTACGGGCCGCCCGGGGTGCGGGTGTTCAGGTAGCGGCCGATGACCTTCTTCTGCCCCTTGACCACCTGCATCCGCAGCGTGTAGCTCTTGCCCGGCGGTGCGGTCTTGGGCGTCATGCCGAAGTGCACGGGAGTGAGCAGCCGGCCGGAATAGGTGATGGTCAGCTCCTCGATGGTCTCACCTGAGACGCTGACGCTGCCCGCCATCTTCTTCGGCTTGCTGCTGTTCTTGCCGGACGGGGTGATCTCGCCCTTCTTGATGTTGTAGACCGATGTGACTTCCTGAGCGATCCAGCTCGGCGCTCTGGCCTTGACGTCGCGGACGGTGGCCTTCACGGCCTTGCGGCCCTGCTCGTCGATCTGCGCGACGGTGTCCATGAGCTTTTGGAAGTTTTCGACCTGCATGGTGATGGTTGCCTTTGCCGTTGTTGTCACCTCCTGAATATGCAAAAAGAGACCGGTGGGCGTTTGTTCGCCCGTCGGCCTCTTGCCGTCGGTTTCTGTTCGGTTTTCTTTTGGTTGGCCGCTCGGAATTGTCACAGCGTTGCCCGTGTGTCCGGCGGTCTTTTGCAGGATATAGAATAGCACGTGGCGTTACTGCTTTTCAATTCCTTTTACTTCCCTTTTGTTCCTTTTACTGCGTTTTACTGCCGCAGCTCAGGCAGGGGCTCCAGCTCGTCCAGCACGGCGGCGAGGTTTAGCAGGGCGCGGCCGTGGATCTTGTATGTCCTGTTCTGATAGGCGTCCGCTCTGTCGACGTAGTCACGCCGATCACCGAACAGGACGCCGCAGGTGCTCTCCCAGTCAGCCCGGTCGAAGTAGCGCAGCCGGATGACGGCGCGCTCGTCGGGGTCGGAGAGCTGGAGGATCAGGCCCTCGATGGCGTTGCGCTCCTGCTTCTCCTCAGCCTTGAGCCGGTCGATCTGTTCCTCGAGCTCCATTTTCCGCTCCACCATCATGCCGGTGCGGTCGGATGGTGTGCCGGATCCGCGTGGCATACCTGTCAGATCAGGGCCGGGCGGTGAGGCCATCGTCATCTCCATGCGGTCGAGGCGTTCGAGCTGGTTGTCGATGTCCCTCAGCATGGCGGTGTAGGCCGCGAGCCTGTCCTTGATCCGTTGTGTGATCGGCTTCTCGCTCATTATGTCAGGGCGTCACTCCTGCTCACCTCCTTCCTCGTCAGGCTCGAAGATCGCGGCGATCTCCTCGCGCGGTAGCTCCCGGCCTTGACGGACGCAGCGCACGTTATTGTCTCCAGTTGTTTTGATGTAGCGCCGCACGATCACGTCGCACCATTTGGGTTCGAGCTCGATCATGGCGCAGGTTCGCCCGGTGTTCTCGCAGGCTATGAGCGTCGAGCCTGAGCCTCCGAAGAAGTCGACCACGAGCTCGCCCGGCCGGCTGCTGCTCAGAATGGCCCGCTCGCACAGTGCGATCGGCTTCGGCGTTGCGTGCCCGCCTGCGTCGTCTCTTTCTGCTGTGTTTGTGATCGGGAAACGCCACACATCGGTCATTATGTCGTGCTCGTCGCTGTCGTTGTGTGTGTTGTCGAAGAAGGCGCGCAGCTCCATCGCTTCTGCTTTCATGCTCTGGTATGCCTCGGACGGCTTGTTGCGCAGTTTCATCACTTGATCGTGTGGAAGGCTGAAGGCTCGGCCCTTAAACGCCTGCTGGAGCTTTTTGTAGTGCCACTCCGGGATCGGCGTGAACTGCGATTTGCTAAACCAGTGCCCCCACATTTGAACGCCGGTGATCTCCGTGAGCTGCTTGGCCTTGAGTCCGACCTTCTGAGCCTCTCCGACCATATAATCGAGGATCGCCTCGTATGCGTCGTTGAAATGGTCTTTGTTATTGTTGAAGCCTTCGACGCCGCACATAACAAAGAGGCATTTCTCGGTTTCCCTCGGGTAGCTCCGCATGAGCTCGCTGTTGACGCCGAAGGCTGAGTGCTTCGCCCATGTGATGTAGTTTCTGAACGTGATCTGGTTCGCGGCGATCATCGGCCGAAGGATGAAGGCGTAAATATCCATGAGCGGCTCGTCGATGCCCCAGCAGTACCAGCTCCCGTTTTCCTTCAGGATCGAGAAACTGAGCGCAATCCACTTCTTGTTGAACTCGAGGAGATCGTTCTGGTTCTGGTTGTCATTCTGGACGCCGTCGCTCTCTTTTCCCATGCCGTATGGCGGGTCGGTGAAAACGAGGTCGGCGCGCTGCCCGTCGGTTGCCTTCTGAACGTCGCCCATCTTCAGGCTGTCACCGCAGTAAAGCCGGTGGTCTCCCAGTAGCCAGAGGTCGCCGGGTTCGGTGAATGGTTCCTCTGGCGGCGCCTCGGGCTCGGTGTCGCCGTCCTCCTTTTCCGACTCGTCATCATGCAGAGCTTCGGACAGAGCTGTGACAAGATTGCCGTATTCTTCCTCGGTGTAGCCGCTGAGCATGAACGGGATCTCGCCGGTGTCGATGTCGGCGAAAACCTCGGCGAGCATCTTGTTGTCAGTGGTGGCGAGCTCCGCGATGCGGTTGTCAGCCGTCAGATCGGCCAGCTCCTCGGCCTCGCTGGCGTAGTCCTGATAGTCGACCGGGGCGTCGGTCAGGTCGTCGAGCTGCGCGGCCATGAGACGGCCGTGGCCCTTGGTGACGAGCCCGCTGCGCTTGCTGACGGTGATCGGAGCACGCCAGCCGGTCGCCCGGATGATAGAGGCGAGGAGCTTGATCTGCTCCGGCGGGTGCTGGTTGGGGTTCTTGGGGTTAGGCCGCAGGTCCTTCAGCGGGACGATGGCGTCGTGTGCACAGAACACGGGGACGCTGCCGGCGTATGCCTTCGGCGTGGCCGTGGTACTGTATTCCTCGATCTCGGGGCCGGTCTGCGGCTGTGGTTTATTCATGGCCGTCACCTCCTGCTGAGAATTGATTTTCAATCCACTTGTGGAGACTGGAGTCCCGCCAGTTGTTTCGGCCGTCAAGACGGTTTTTCAGCCGTTCCAGTTTCGCCTCCTCGACCTCCTCGGTAGATCGGTGGAAGATGATGCGGAGCTGGTCGAGCATGATCTGGACGTCGGCCATCTCCTCGATCACGTTGCCGATCGCTGCGGTCACTTCGCAGCCAGCCTGTGCCCGTTTGATTTTGCAGAGGGCTTTGGTCAGCTCGGCCATCTCCTCGACGGCCATGTCCATTTGTGCCGGCGCGCCGTAGGCCGTGATCGCACGATCCAGCAGGGCCCGGCGTTCCTCCGTGGTCATCACGGGCGGCCTCCCTTCGTCAGCTCTCTGACCAGTATGGCCACGAGCACGATCACGATGATGGCGAGGGTGATGGCGGTCGGGATCCAGATCGGGGCCAGTACCCACAGCCAGCTCCAGTTGATGACGCCGGTGAGCTTCAGGACGATGAAGGCGACGGCGAGAAGGCCGCAGAAGCCGATCCCGCCGGCCGTCGTGTTGTTTCTTTCGTTGTTCATGTATTACCTCCAGTATTATTTTCCGAGCCCCTTCAGCGCGCAGGCTGTGCAGGCGGTTCGGACGTCGGGCTCCAGTGCGAGGATCCGGCGGGCCGCGTCTGTCTGCCAGCACTCAGCGCCACAGACGGGGCAGGTGGTGGGCTGCCAGTCGTCCGTCGGAGGCTCCGGGACGTTATCGCGCAGCGGCATGGTGAGGATCCCGCCGTCTCCGGGCTGGTGGGGCGAGAGGATGGGCTCAGGCTCGTCGGGGATCATAGTGCCGAGGAGCTCGTTGTACTTCTTGAATATGGCCTCCGACGCTGCGCTCCAGCTCTCGCCGTGCTCTGTGTCCTCCGGGGTGGCGACGTGGGCCAGCTCGTGCGCCAGCAGCTCAGGGGCGGCGCTGATGGGCGCCTCGGCCGAGATGCAGACGATCGGCGTGCTGCCGTCGTCGGGAAAGATGGTCAGGCCGTAGGCGGTGCCGTTGGTCTCGTCCCGCAGGTCGGGGACGTACTGCGCGACGTACTCGACGCCGGGGTAGAGCTCAGAGAAGGCCCGGGCCACGATGGCCGTCGGGTCGTTGATGAAGGGCGAGGCCATCGGGCCGATCTTCTCGTACTGCTTCAGGGCCGTGTAGGTCTCGCGCAGCATGGCCCGCACTTCGTCCTTCTTGATGCCGTTGATGGTGGGCCCGTTCAGGATCAGGTCGAGCATCCTGTCGCTCCAGTCCTGCATCAGGTGGGTCTCCGGCATACCGCAGCCGAAGGGCACGACGTCGACCTTCTCACGGGTGATGGTTTCGTATTCTTTCACAGTGCTGCTCCTTTCAGAAAAGCCGAGCGGGCCGGAGCCCGCCCGGCGCTCCATTTACTGCATGACGACGACCTTGCCGGCGTCGATCAGATCGCCCATGTTCTTCAGCTGGATCACCTTGTCCATCTCATAGTCGACGCGCTCCTCGAAGGCGCCGCGAGCCATCGACATGATGCTGTCGCGCTGGTTCTGTTCGTTCATGGGGTTTCTCCTTTCTTTCCGCTGCCGGCCGTGCCATACTTCTCGAGCGTGTCCTTCATCGCTCCGGCGATGCACTCGGCCATGATGGTCGCGGTCTTGGTTTCGCTGTTCTTGGCAGCCTGTTCAATGGCTGCGCGGATCTCGTCGGGCTCATAGCCCGTGTTCTCATAGGCGGCGAGCTTCTGGACGAGCACCTCCTTGGTGGCTGCGCTCCAGTAGCCCGTCTTGATGCCGTTGACTCTCTCGTGGGTCAGACGTTCCATGCTGGCCCTCCTCTCAGGTGGCCGATCCGAGCGTCATCTGCTCGGCCTCGGTCGGGTTGTCTGCGTAGGCTGCGGCCGTCTGGCCCGTGGGGCCTGAAGGCTCCGCTCTGGCCCACACGGCCTCGGTGGCGTCCGAGCGGGTGGCCTTACGGCGGCCGACCGTCGTGAGGATCCCGATCTCCTTCAGCTCTGTGAGCCGCGGGGCGACGTAGTTGCGGTTGAAGTACGGGATCCGGCCGGCCGCGACGAGCTCCTCAGTGATCTCGCTGGCCGTGAGCTCACGGTTGCCGAGTGTCTCGAGGATCAGGCGGCAGCGGGCGGCCCGCTTGGGGAGTACGGCGTCATAGCTGCGGCGCCGGGTCTCTTTGGTTGTCTGGTTCATGCGTTTCCTCCTTTCCGGCCAGCTCGACGCTGTCGGCTGGCGCGTCCTTGACTTCAGGCGTCGGCGCTTCGTTGCCCCACACGTCCCATCCCGGGGCGGCTTCTCGGGCAAAAAGCTCGATGCGGGGCAGGTCTCCCATCAGCTCGACGATCTTGTCGCGCACTTCGGCAGGCTTTTGACTATGCCTACGCAGCGGCGAGAACACGAGCTGACCGACGCCGGCGCTGATGCGCTTCGGCTTGCCTTTGATGGCGATCAGGCAGGGCTCGGTATTGCCTCGAGTCCAGCGGCCGAGGCCGAAAAAGTAGCCGTTTCCGCTGCGGTTCTGCTTGATCCACTGGAAGGCGATCGACTTGTATTTGAAGCCCCACGCCTCGATCAGGTCGAGGGCCTCCTGCATCTTCGGGTATGTGGCCCACATAAAGAGCACACAGTCGTCAGCAGCTATACCCCCCCCCGCAGGGTTGACGGGGAGCTGCTTCAGCTCGTTGATGCTCATGGTCGCGTACTGCGCGGCAGCCGCGCCCGAGCATCCGCTGTCGCTGTAACTCCACGGCGGGTCGGCGTAGATGATGCTGTATTTCTTATCCGGGAACGGGATCACGTTGTTGCCTCCTTTCCGAGCACTTCCGACTCGATGCCGTGCAGGAACTTGATGAAGCCGGCCGTCGCCGGTACTTCGTAGCGGGAGAGCTCTGCGTGCGTCATGTACTTGCGGCCGTAGATCTCGGCCATATCGCGCCAGACGGGCCACGGCACGCGGTAGAAGTCCGTCAGGCTCATGGAGACGAGCACGAAGGCGATGGCGCCGAATTTGTGATGGGCCTCGAGGTCGTCCTGCTGCTCTTGAGTGAGCCGGCGCTGCTCGATGCGCTCGTCGTCGGTGTGCTTGGCCTCGAAGTAGATGCTCCGGCCGCCCTTCAGGGTGCCGCCATAGTCCGGCTGGGCCTGCTTGGTGTAGCAGGCGAGGAACTGGCCCTTGCGGTTCTTGGCGCCGAGTGGCTTCATGGGCTCCGGCGTCTTTTCAATCTTGGCGAGGCCGCGGCTGAGGTAGTAGTCGCACGAGGCCGAGATGATATTCTCGAAGTAGCCGCCGGCGACTCTGGCCTGCTTGCCGCGGATCTGCGCCATCATGTGTTTTTCGGCTGCGTAGGGCGTCGGGTCGTTGTAGCCCTCCGCGTTCTTTCTCGGGTCGTACTTCGTCACGGCGTTCAGCCTCCGATCTCGATGTGGACGCCCGGATCGGAGATCAGGCGGTCGGCGAGCTCGAGGATGACGCTGCCATCCAGCTCGATGCTGATGGGGCCGTGGTCGAGGTGCTGGTTGCAGACGGCCATCGCCCTGAAGGCGGGCAGGTGCAACGTGACGCTGCCGATGTCCGGCTTGTCCTCCTCGCTGTTTTCCAGCTCCTCGTCCGGCTTCAGCTCGCTGATGGCCTCGAAGCCGTTGCGGACGGGGATGCCGTGCGCCTTGGCGAGCTCGATCTCCGCGGCCATGCCGGCCGAAGGGTGGTCGATGCCGAAGGCCCACAGCTCGGAGCAGCCGAGCACCAGCTCGCTGCCGATCTTCAGGGCCAGCTCACGCTCCTCGGGGACGTTGTCGTCCATGAACTGCGTGAGATAGATGTGCGGGGTGACGGGGATGACGCCCTTCTCCACAGCCGCGCGGCTGTACTCCTTGGCGCGTTGGATGTTGTTCTCGTAGTCCCCGCGGCACGGGGAGCAGATGTAAACCTTTTTCATGTTGTTCCTCCTATCGTGAGCGCCAGCTCTGGCCGGTGAGGGTGATGCCTCTGCACATTTCCATGAGCCGGTCGATGGTGGCCCGGGCCGTCATGCTGTCGTGGCTTTCTCGCGGCGTCATGCGGTCGATCAGGGCCTCGGTGTCGTAGTTGGTGGTCACTATGGTCGGCAGGTATGCCTCATAGCGGCCGTTGATGATGTTGTAGACCGTGGAGATCGCCCACTCGGTCGGCGGCTCCTTGCCGATGTCGTCGATCACGAGGAGCGGGACGGTCTTGTAGATCTTCAGGACGTCGCTCTCGCTGCCGCCGGTCGTGGAGTAGGTGCGCTTGATGCGCTCCAGCAGGTCGATCATCGTCATGCAGATGACCGGCTTGCCTTGCGCGATCAGGTGGTTGGCGATGGCAGCGGCGAGGTGGGTCTTGCCGGTGCCCGGCGGGCCCGCGATAAACAGGCCGTTGCGGCCGGGTTCCTGACGGCCGGGCTGCGGTAGCATGGCGTCGAAGCCTTCGGCATAGCGCCGGGCGGCTGCCGCTGCTCGCTTGTTGTCGTCGGTGAGCTGGAAGGTGGAGAAGGTGCGCCGCAGGAAACGGTCGCCCATGCCTGACTCGCCGACGATGCGCTTGATGCGATCCCGCATTTTCTTCTCCTCCTCAGCCTTGGCGGCTGCGGCCTCAGCAGCTTCGCGCTCTGCCTTCGCCTTCTCATAGGCAGCCACGGCCTCGGGGCAGGTGCATCGCTCGGCTCCGTAGGGAGGCCAGAGGATGCGGTTGCCGAGCGGGATGCCCTTGTGGTAGCGCAGGGCGCCGCAGAACTCGCAGGGGACGGGCTCAGGGACTCCGGGACGTCCGGCGAGGCGCTCGTCGTTGCTCCAGATCCAGTTACCGGCGTCACTCGTCGTCGGCCGGCTTGAAGCCCTTGCCCCAGTCTCGGCCGGAGCTGTCGGGCTGTTCAGGATCTCGCTGATTTTCTGCACCTCCTCGTTGTCCCAGTAGCCGCCGTTGAGCCATGTGCTCGGGTTCGGTATGTAGCGCCCGTTCTCCCGGCGCCACTGGTCGCTCCGCTTCTGAGCGTCGACCGCCTGCATGATCCTCTCGTGGAGCTCAGCGGTGGGCTTGATCTTGTTCCACGCCTTCAGAGCGTGCTGCTTGCCGGTCTTTTTCGGGTAGGCTTTCCAGAACTCGAGAAATCTGGCCTCGACGAGCGACTTCGTGCCGCCGTCACTCCCCTCGTCAGAGGGGGAAGGGGGTGTATTACCTTCTCTTGTCTTATCTTCTCTACTCTGGTCTACTCTGCCTCCGGCTTTCTTGCGGCTGTTTGCCGGTCGTCCGGCGGTCGGCGTTGGGTCGTCTGGCGAGGCGTCGGCAGACGCCGCAGCAGCGGCCCGGCGACTGCGGGAGCGCTCTTTCTCGGCTTGCCGCTGGTCGATCAGCTTGCCGGCGTACTCGTACCAGTCGTGGATCTCGAGCGTCCCGTCCTCTTTTTCGTCGATCCAGCCCGCCCGGATCAGCGTTTTCGCCAGCTTTTCGGGGTCTCCGTCCCACTGAGCGGCCCGCGAGATCATGCGCGGCGTGATGTCGACGAGGCTGCCAGTCGGGGCGTTGTCGAGGGCCCACAGCCAGAACGAGACGAGCAGCCCCATCATGTGCGGCGGCTCGACTTCGAGCTGGTCAGCAGCGTCGAACAGTTTGCGGTGATCCTTGAGTGTCTGATGCACTTGCAGCCATGCCACGGTCGTCACCTCCTTTCTGTGGTCGTTTGTTTGTGGCCTGCTTTTGGTCGTCTGCCGGTCGTCCGGCGGTCAGGTTAAAATGGAAGGTCGCCATTGTCCTCGATCTCCGTGAAGTCGCCGGAGCCCTCAGAATAGCCCGGATCGGCGAAGTCGCCGCCAGAGCTCTGGCCGCCGTCCTTCTTGCTGTCGCAGAAGTGGACGGAGTCGACCGTGATCTCGACGGCTTTGCGGCGGTTTCCGTCCTTGTCCTCGTAGCTGCGGCTCGTGAGCTCGCCCTCGACGAGGACGAGGCGGCCCTTGCTCAGGTACTTGCAGACGAACTCGGCCTGTGCGCGCCATGCGACGCACTCGATGAAGTTGGTGATCTTCTTGCCGTCCTTGGTCTTGCGGCCGGTGTCGCTGGCGAGGGTGAAGCTGGTGATCGCCGTGCCCTGCTGCGTGTACCTGAGCTCAGGGTCGGCGGTTAGACGGCCTTGGAGGCCGGTGTGGTTATACATTAGGCGTTTCCTCCTTGCTGGTTATGCTGTGCGGCCGCATTGTCGAGGGACGTGCAGATCTCGTCGTACTCTTGGCGGGTCAGGGTGGCCGGATCCTGCTTTTTGTACTTCTCCACGATCCGGGCGTTGGTGCGCTCCTTGGTCATTCCTGCGGCCTCTGCCTTCTTGTAGAGGCGCGCGAGCTGCGCGTCGCTCAGACGGCCGGAGCCCTGCCCCTGACGGCCCTGTGTGGCCTGCTGGCGGCCTCCAGCGCCGGATCCTTTGCCCTGCGCGCCGAAGTCACTGTTGTCGGGGTCGTCCTCGCCTTGGTCGACGGTGAACTTCTCGAAAAGGTAGTATTTCAGGGCGTAGGTGTGGGCCGCGCCCTTGGCCTTGGCGGGGTCATCGTTCCAGCCGACGGCGTGGACGGTGGCCTCGATGGTCTCGTCGTCGTTGTCGAGGTTCAGCCAGCGGATCGTCAGGTCGGCCTCGTAGAGGAACATGAGCTTGTCGCCGTTGCGGGTCTTTGTCTGCATGGTGATCCAGTAGACCGGGTCGCCGTTCTCGGCGTGGCGCGTGGCCTGCTCGCTGATGACGTCGAAGTCGACGCCGAGCTCGTTCATTATGGGGGTGATCTTCTCCCACACGTCGTAGATCTTGGCGTACTTGTAGCTGACGCCGTCGCTGTGCTGCTTCTTGACGATCTCCGGGCAGGCTTTCCGCATTTCGACGAGCTTCTGCCGGAGCGTCAGACAGGCGGCTTCAGGAGGGGCCGCAGCAGCGGCCGCCTCGGTTTTCTTGGTTTCTGCCATATCGGTGCCTCCTTACACGTCGACCGTGAAGATGCCCGGGGTCTCGTAGACGGTGACGCCCTCCACGATCTCGCCGGTCTCGGTCAGCGTTGCGATGTCGCCGGTGTAGCTGAGCAGCTTCTTCAGATCGGCCCAGCGGGTTGACTCCTCGACCTTTACGAGCTCGCCGTAGCCGTTGGCCTTGAGCCACGGCACCAGCTTGGTCTCGTCGAGCTTGGTCTTGGTGGTGCCCTTCTTGAAGGTCAGGGTGCCGGAGAGGAGGCGGTACTTCTCCGTCGTCTTGGTCTCCTTGTGGGGGACGGTGGCGAAGAAGTCGGCCAGACAGCTCGTGAGGTACGAGGTGCCGTTCTCCATGCGCTTGCGGGCGGCGGCTACTTTCTCGTTGATGGCCGCGATCTGCTCGTCGGCCAGTGCCTTCAGGCGGTCGTACTCGCTGCGCTCGTCGGCGATCTTGCGGATGGCCCAGTCGGCACAGCGGTCGTCGGTGATGCGGAACGGGGCGCGCTCGCCCTCTGCGACGGTGCCGAGGTCGACCTGCTCCAGCTCGTCCAGCGTGGCAGCAGGCAGCAGCTCGGCCTCCTGTGTGGTGGTGGCCTCGACGTCTGCCTGCTCGGCAGCGAGGGCCGCGGTGGTCTTATCGCTCATGTTGTTTCTCCTTTCTGATGGTGCTCGGCGGCTCTGGCGGCCGCGAGCTTGCTGTATTGTTCGTCTATCTCGATCCCGATGTACTGCCGGCCGGTTTTCGCGGCCGCAGCCAGCGTGGAGCCGCTGCCGGCGAAGGGATCGAGGATCAGGGCGCCGGGGATGGTGGTAGCTTCGATGAGCTGCTCCAGCAGCGCCACGGGCTTCTCGTTGGGGTGGGTGAGGCTCTGGTTTCCGACCTTGGCGCAGGCGATCAAGTCGTCCGGCCGTTTTCCCGGGAGCTCGTAGCGTCCCTTGGTTGCGAAGATGATGGCCTCATATCGCGGGGCAAAAGATCCTTTCAAGTCTCCCATGCCGTGCGCCTTTTTGTCCCACACGATGACCGACTTGACCGTCAGGCCAGCGAGACGCAGCGCGTCGATGAATACCTGCTGAACGTCCCAGCGGGTAAAACAGAGTACCCCCCCCCCGCGTTTCACGACTCTGGCGGCATCATAGATCCACCAGATAAACGGGGCCTTGTCGTTGGCGATTTTTGCGAGACGGCTGGCCTTTTCTTTTCGGCCGCTTTGGTAGTCGATACCGTAGGGCGGGTCAGTGATGACCATGTCGACGCTGTCGGCCTCCATGTCACGCAGCACGGTCAGGCTGTCGCCGGTGATGACGGTGTTGGCTTGGATCATTTTTCAGCAGCCTCCTTTCTCTCGGTGACGTTGAAGGTGAGCATCACGCCGCAGATGACAGGGGTGACGCTCTCGAGCTCGAGGTCGCGGCCGCTGCGGAGGTGCAGGGTCTCGCCCGGCTTCATTTCGGTGAGGTGTTTCATCTGGTACTCCTTTCTGCAAAGAAACGGTGCCCGCCTTCCTCGATGACGAAGATCTGACTCTCGTGGAAGTCGCTGGTTACGAGGGCGGGGTTGTAGAAGTAGAGGATCGGCTCGTCCACGACGGTCTCGCCTCGGTCGAACACAGCCGCGACGGCGTCCTTGACGCGCTGTGTGGGATCCGGCCGGCTCTTGGTGTAGCTGTAAAGGACGACGGCCTCAGAGGGGTCGACGCCGTGCTTCTCGGCTGCGTTGAGGATGCACTGAGCGACGAGCATCTGGCCCTCGAAGGACTCCCCGCCGGCCTCGGCCATGACCACGCGCTCGACGACGTCGCGCTCGGCGTCGGTCAGAGGGTAGCGCACGGCGGGCTCGGTCGGCTCCACGGTCTCAGCGGCCGGGGCGGGGGTGTCCGGGTTGTATGCGCCGACGGTGTTGGTCGGCGGCAGGATGTTGGTCTCCTGCTTGCTGCCGGTCGGGGTGGTGAAGATTGCCACAGAGATGCCGCCCAGCAGAAGGACGGCAGCGGCCAGCGTGGCAGCTCTCAGGACTTTCCTCTTGGCACGGCGGCGCCGGCGTGTTATACTTGCGGTGCGGGATCCATATGCTGGCAGGCTGCTGGTTCTTCTCGCATGGGTCGCCCGGTCGCAACGGGCGGCCCTTTCTTTTGTGGTTTCCATTGGTTTCTCCTTTCACTGAGCCCGTGCGACGGTCAGATCACAGAGGGCGTGAGTGAGGTCGCTGAACTCGGTCTCTCGGACGGTGTCAGCGGTCAGCAGCACGAGGTAGTCGTTGTCGTAGTAGTCGATCTCTGGGTGCCGCTGCCGGTTTACTTCGTTTTTGTGGCGGGCGTAGGGCTCGGCACGGTTCCAGACGTCGTCAGGGATCCAGCGGTCGAGGTGATCCTCGACGCGCTCGCGCAGCTCCTCGCTCGTGATCGTGATCTCCGGGCTCATGCTGTTACCTCCGCGCCACGCGGGCCGGGAGCGTCTGCTCCGGGCGAGTCAGGCCCTTGCTGAAGCTCTGCGGCTCATATCTGACGCCCACGATCCGGCGGCCGCTGACGCCGTACTTGGGGTTGTAGCCGAACAGGTTGACGTAGCTGCCGAGATCCTCGCGCTCGTCGTCCATCGCCTTCAGCACCTCGAACAGGGCCAGCACGTCGTCGATGGCGCGATGGCTGTTCTGCACCTTGCCGGTGAGGTCGTAGGCGATGATCGCGTTGGCGAGCTTGTGCGGGTAGGCCCTGCGGTCTTTGTAGACCGTCAGGCTGTCCAGCCAGTCGATCCGGCCGACCTTCTGGCCGCGGAGCAGGCCACGGAGAAAACAGGCGTCAAACTGTGCATTGTGGGCGATCATCAGCGTCGGGCCGTTCTGCATGAGCTTGGCGATCTGGCCGGCTGCCTTGACCGGCTGCACTCCCTCGGTCTGAAGGGTCTCGTCGGTGATGCCGGTCAGGCTGACGATGTTCTCCGGGAGCGCCTCGCCCTCCGGCAGCTTGATGAAGGTGTCCATCTTGCCGGCGATCCGTAGACCGCCGGTGGCCGTGCGCTCCACGCGCAGGGCGGCGAGCTCGATGATCTGGTCGTTGTCGAAGTCGAGGCCGCTGGTCTCGGTATCAAACACGACGAGGGCCTTGTAGCGGTCGAACAGGGTGGAGAGGTTACTCATGCCGGGCCTCCTTCTCGCGGGTAGCTCTCAGGGTGCCGAGCATAAACGAGAGGGCTGTGGTCAGTTGATCCTCAGTGGCGAAGGTGCCGCCGAACTGCTCAGCCAGCGCCGCGATGATCTCGCCGGCGTGCTCCGGCGTGACGTCGTCGGTGGCTTCGTCGTCCTCGATGGAGATCAGGAGATCGGAGTCCAGATAACAAGCGGGGCGCAGGCCGCTGCGGCCGCGGTAGGCGCTGTCCCTGAACAGCGCGCCATCGTACCAGACGCAGCGGGCGAGTGACTCGTAGCCGTTAGACTTCGTGCTGAAGGCGGTGGAGAGCCACCACCAGTCGTCTGCGTTGGGGATGACGTCGCGGTTGTGCCGGTACTGGTCGACCGTCAGCAGGAAGATGGTGACGGTGCAGGTGCCGTAGTCCTTCAGGCCGTCGTCGGTGGTCAGGTCGAGCTCCGTGGTCAAGAAGGCGTTGGGGCCGTTCACGTCCTCGAGCAGGTTGTCGAGGTAGGCGCCGTTGAGGTATTCCTTGCTGCTGGCGACGGCGAAGTTGTTGCAGTTGCCCTCGTCAAAGGCTCGGGTCTCGATGATGTCCTTGCTCAGGCAGAGGGCGCGGCCGTCATCATTCTCCAGCAGGATCCAGCTCTGGCCGGCATAGTCGAAGGCCGTGCCGCGGGCGGCGTTCTTGAGTGCGATCTTTTTCATGGGGTTGCTCCTTTCGTTCTCTGCGGCCGAGCCTTCTGGCTGGCCTGAATGTTTGGCAGGGTCTCGCCGGCGCGGAGCCGGCTCTCACAGTGCGGGCAGATGTAGCCGGTGCGGGGGATCTTCTGGTAGATGCTGACGTTTCAGTCGAGCCCGCAGCCGACGCACTTGGCTGTCATGGGCCTCCACCTCCTTCCGCAGCCAGAGCCTCGAAAACATAGCGCCGGATGCGGTTGCGGTACTTCTTCCGGGTTCTGGCTTTCTTTGCGTGAGCTGCGAGGTGCAGCCACTTCGGCGGCACTCCGATGGCCTTGGCCGATACCTTCCAGAGCTTTTTGAGGGCAGAGAGCACGACGTTGATGACCGGCTTCAGGGCCTCGGCCAGCTTGGCGGCGATTTCCCGCAGAGCGTCGGCCAGCTTCTCGAAGGCTTCGCGGGCCTGCTGCATCTTCTCACGATCGGCGAGCGTCATGCTGCCGTCGTAGACGTAGGGGCTCAGCTCGTCGTCGCCTCCGTCGGCGAGACGCTCACAGAACGGGAGGCCGGCAGCTTCGGCAGCCTTGCGGCCCTCCTCGAGGGCGTCCCGGCCTTGCGTGACTTCGCAATAGTCCGCGAGGCGGTTGCGGCCGCCTTCGTAGTGCCAGCGGATCCCGGCGGCGATCTCGTCGATGGTCATGTCCTCACCGAAGTGGCCGCAGTAGTAGCCGTTGACGATGACGGCGTCCGGGTCTGCCTTCAGGATCCCGATGGCCTCGTTGAGGTCGTCAGTCTCCCACTCGCCGTTCCAGATGTCGCTCCAGATTGTCAGGGCGTTCCACGAGCGGCCGGTGCGATACACGATTGTCCAGCCGATGCCGTCGCGGATCTCCGCGGCGAAGTCTCGGGCGATGTCTCTCAGTGCTGCCATGCTGGCGCCTCCTCTCTGGTGATGTGCACGACGGTGACGAGGTCGTCGATCTCGTGCTTGGTGGTGTATGTGTCCCGCTCGTCGAGCCCGATGTGCCGCAGCAGCGTCTCGGGCCCGTCCAGCAGGAAGGCGGTGACGGCCACGGCGTTCAGCCGGTAGACCGTGACCTCCACGGTGCAGCGGGCGTCGTCCTCGTCCAGCGTGGACGGGAACGAGGCCCGGCAGATTGGGGTCGCCTCGTATCTGAAGGCGGTCGCGCGGTTCTCGCCGGCGATGATGTCCTTCACGAACTCCTCGAAGGCTTTGCGAGGGATCGAGCTGCGGTACTTGTCCAGCGTGACGTCGGCGAGCTGCCGGATGGCTTTGGTGTTCATGTTCCGCACCTCCTCAGCAGGCGTCGCCGTGCGGGCCGACGGTCATGATGCTCTTGGTAGCTCCATTCTTGTCGATCCAGATCTCCTCGACGCTGTTGTCGGCCCAGTAGATCGTCTGATGAAGTTTCCACTCGCGGGCGTCGTCCGCTGCCTTCTCGGCTTCTCGAGCCGCCTGCTGGAGCTCCTTCAGCCTGTTGAACTCCTTCACGGTCAGGCTGCGTCCCGGCTCGCTCAGGGCGTAGTCGCTGAGGTAGTAGGTGGCAAAGGTCTGATGCCACCCGGCGTTGTACCAGCGGCTCGTCACCTTTTCGGCGAAGGCCAGCAGATCGGCGTCGTTTTCGATAGGGCCGAAGCCTCGGACGGTGAAGATGAACTCGTCTCGGCTGTACGTCGGTTTTCCGTTGACATAGCCGTACACGTTTGGATCGTATTTCATGATGTGCTCCTTTCTACTTGGCCCGGGGTTCCCGGGGATCTTGGCGTTTTTAGCAGCAGGCGAAGATCGCGGCGATCTGCGCCTTGGTCGCTCTCTGGTAGCTGGAATAAAAAACACGACCACCGACTTCTTGGTTGATGGCATAGTGGCCGTCGGCGTAGCGCTTAATGAGCCACACTTTGCGAGGGTTCCACTTGTCAACCTTGCGTGTCAGGGTCGTGTTGTTTCTTCTGCTTCTCAT